CAGAGTAATCAGTCTGCTCAGGAATACATCAAGCTCAAATTCTTTTTCACAACGAGAGCAGTTGTAACGATACCCTGGATACATCTCATTGTTCCAGTCGAGTTCCACGGTATAACCAGTCCCTTATTGTGTCGATGGGTATTTCAAAACGGGCTGCGATCCAGGCTACTGAGCGTTTCTCAACTCTCCGAGCGTAACGCACCGCCTCGACCGTTTCAAAAGAATACTGTTTTTTCATCTCTCTCCTCCAGTAACTTCCCGGGGTCCCTTGTTTCCAGCCACACCAAGAGGCTGACGTTTAAGGCCATTACAGCCACGATAAGCAGAGTAATGTACATGGGCGTAACCTTAGCACATTTTTAGTTGCCATTCCACATTACGTATGGGACAATCGTGCTATCACAGTTGGAGGCAAACATGAAACAAGCGCACAATGACGAAACTCCTGAATGGGAGAAAGACCTGACAGACGTTTGCATGGATACGTTCAGCCCACCCGAGGAAGATCCAGACGCGGGTGACCAAGCTTACGACGCGCTGCGTACCCAGCAGCTCATCAATGACACCAATGCTGTGTGCCGGATCTTGCGGGACCATCCCCTCGATACCGAGAAGATGATCAATCAACTGGTGGACTACGTTGACAGCGTTCGACGCTTTGGCTAAGGTTCCTTTTCTATTCTAGCTAGCTCCTAGATGAGATCACCCTGATTTGGTATCCTAAGACGCTTCGCAGTGTTTTCCTATACTGAGTCAGGGTTTTTTATGCACCACAACATCGAAATGCTCACCCGCGCCGCCGAGCTTGCCGAAGCGGCCTACAACGACACCATCCCCGGCGCACAGAAATTTGAAAACAAACGCACTTCCACCACCGCTTTCCTGATCCGTAACCCCCAGAAGGGTGAGGACTGGGTGGTGTTCAAAGGCACCGCCGAGAAAAAAGACTGGGCCTTCAACCTCCTCTTCTTTTTTATCCCGGTCAAAAACGCGTGGATACATCTGGGTTTCTATCTTGCCCAACAAGGCGTCTGGAAGAACATCCGTGAACAACTGAACCCTGCCAACAAAACAATTTTCGTCGGCCACTCACTTGGGGGTGCGTGTGCCGAGGTATCCGCCCACCTGTGCCGGGAGTTCAGCGATCTGCACCTCTTTGCTTTTGGGAAGCCCAACACCTTCTCGAAATTTAAAGAATGCCGCATGGATCACTTGCAATCCTTTTATTCCTGCGTACACGGCAGTGACGTGGTTGCCAGGATACCTCGGGTAGGCTACCGCCCTTCCAGCGGGAAAAACCTGAGACAACTCTGGTTTTCAAACACCGGAGAAGACTACATCAATCCGCCCAAGGATCTGAAAGTAGCGGACTGGTCGGTAAAAAACAGCGTCGAAGACCACATGATGACGGCCTACCGCCAACGGACCACGGCGTTTTGCAACGAGTGTCTCAAATCAGCCCTCGCCGCCAACGGCACCGAGATGAAAGCAGCGGTTGTTGACCGCCGCCGTAAACGCAAGAAACGGAGGAAGAAAAAACATGGCTAAAAAGTGGATACAGAAAGCTATCAAAAATCCCGGTGCGCTCCGGAAAAAGCTGGGGGTCAAAGGCAACAAGACCATTTCTGCCAAAAAGCTGAACAAGGCAGCGAAATCCAAAAATCCCACCACCCGGCGGCAGGCCAATCTGGCGAAGACGCTTAAAACATTTCGCCGCAAAAAATAGAGTATAGCTTTCCACATAGAGTATGCTACCATGGTGTGTGGCTCATATTTTGAGCTACCTAGATGTTTCACGTGGAACATCTATTACCAAGGAGCTAACTAATGAAAATTGAAAAAAATATCCCTATACATGGTGAAAGCAAGTATGCGTTTGTGCGTGAGATGGAGATAGGAGATAGTGTTTATTTTGATGATTTAGAGGAGGCACGGAGAGGGCTAGATGGAATGCGTTCCACCAGAGGGCTACCCGGCAGGAGATATATGTATCGAAAACAAGACGCAGGTGGCGCTAGAATTTGGAGAATCGAATGAAAAAACTATTCTCCCACGAAGGCAAAGGAGCCATCACAGCCTCCGCCCTGGTTAAACTTACCACACCCTCCGGCGACGTCGGCCCACGCATATACCGCGTCATCCTAGACGGCAAAGACGCCGATGAAATCAATCAGAAGATTGCCGATTATGTAGAAAGCCTCAAACCCCATTACCTCAACCTGCACAAGGTGGAACCCTCCATCGAATGGGAAATCCTCTGCGACGGCGAATGTATCGGGATCGGTTGCATAAAACCTACTATATAGCTGTGGCTGGAGAAAGCGAATGAAACGCAGACTCGCGGTTACCCCCATTAACTTGGATGAAGCAAACGCCTTTGTGGCTGAGCATCATCGGCATCACAAGCCTGTGCCTGGCGCAAAGTTTTGTGTGGCCGTGTCACAAGAGGGTGTGGTGCGAGGAGTGGCTATTGTCGGCAGGCCTGTTGCTCGGCATCTTGATGATGGCTGGACGTTAGAGGTAAATCGGTGCTGCACAGACGGTACGCGCAACGCCTGCTCAATGCTGTACGCAACAGCGTGGAAGGCTGCGCGAGCAATTGGATACACAAGTTTGATCACCTACACACTAGAATCAGAGGGCGGAGCCAGTTTACGAGGCGCAGGATGGCGATGCTTGGGCAAAGCGACAACAAAGATCGGCCAAGGGTGGAGTGTTAAAAGCAGGCCCAGGGTGGACACACATCCGTTGCAGCAGAAACTCAAGTGGGGGGCATAAAAAAGCCCCGCAAGACGTACAAAAGGAATGTAATGAGGATGATGGCTAATCATTTGTGGAGAATCAGTTAGAATGAAATTCAAATTAATAAACGGCACTTTAATCGCAAACTGCCAGGAAGCACATGAATTCCTGGCGCTGTGCTTGGATGAGGTTGAATTGTTCAGCAAGGAAGGGCTTAGGACGTTAGCGCAGAACCGTAAGCTCTGGCCTTTATTGAGAGATATATCGAAGAACGTAACGCTTTTTGGCGAGACACACACGCCAGAGATTTGGAAGCACATAATTTCTGCTGCTCACAAAGACCAGTATTTTGTGAAGGGCAATGTATCGGGATCGGTTGCATAAAACCTACTATATAGCTGTGGCTGGAGAAATATTTTTTTTTATTTTTGAAAAAAATAGCCGTAACCGGCGTAACGCCGTAACCAATGGCCCGGGGGCCACGAACCAAGGGGCTTTCGGCGGTTACGGCAAGGTTACACGGTTATGTTTTAGTAACTAGACAAGCTTAATATCGATATTCCGTTTATGCGTTTTGAAATCGTTTTTTATTTTTTTTTATTTCTCTGGCTACAGCTATATAGGGATATTTTGACAATGGGCCTCTGCCCACATAAACTCTGGCAATGGATAACAGCAAAGCCTTGTGCGCTCGACCAAAGAAGATCAGCAGGCGTGTCCCTCTGGAGCATAAAAAACTAACGAGAAAGCAGGAGCTTTTTGTAAAAGAGCTTGTGTCGAAGGATGGTCAGATAACTAAACGGGATGCGGCCATTAACGCTGGATACCCAGCCGGTTCAGCCCATAGCCGGGCCAGTGAACTGACTAATCCTGTTAGGTCACCCCATGTGGTGAAAGCCATTCGACTGTATAGGGCGGAATTGGATGCCAGGTTTGCGGTGGATTACAAGCGTCATATTCGTAAACTGGCAGAGCTTGGCGAGAAAGCAGAAGAAGCAGGGAATTGGCAAGCGGCGATAGCTGCCGAGAAATTCAGAGGTCAGGCTGAAGGCAATATTTATATCAGTAAGTCTGAAGTACGCCATGGCAGCATAGACTCGATGTCTCGGGATGAAGTATTGAAAGCGTTGCAGGAGTTGAAAGAAACTTATGGTTCAAACAGTTCCGTGGGAGTTAAGCCAGAAGAAGCAGAGGAAGAAGCCGCAGAGCGAGAGCAAAGTCTGGATTCAGTTCAAAACAGCGGTGAAGAAGCTGCAACCGAACTGGAAGCTAACGCGGCTTGAAACCTGGAGCTTGCCAGGTGTTCCTGATGTCCTGATCCTAGACCAGAAAGCCACCTTCCAGTTAGTCGAATTAAAGTACACTCGTACAAATGCTGTTCGTGTTAGCCCCCACCAAGTTAGTTTCCTGTCGTCTCATTCCGAGGGCTTAGTTTGGCTGCTCGTTAAAAGAGATCCGATTAGTGCGCCAGCCCAGTATTATATGTATCGTGGTGACGCCGTTATGGACGTCGCAATGGAAGGTTTAACGGTTGAACCTTACTTCCTCGGAGACTCAATAGATTCGGTTATTGAGTTGATTGCAACACACCGATAAAGTATAATTTGTGTGGTAACCAGAAGAGGGAAGCTTATGTTTTTTTTACTGAGGTGGTTGGAGAATTTGCATAAACCTGAATCTCCAGCCGATATGAAAAAGCGACTGCAGCGGCGGATCGCAAAGAATGAAAGAAAAAGCAAGAAGGCAATCGAAAGCAAGGAGGACGTCCCCTAAAATCCACCTAGGAAGATTTCGTTAAAAGCATTCCCAGCAGAAAATCTTCCGCCATCATGACTCCTAGCAGTAATTGAACTGCGCGTTATAGGAGTGACTATGAAAATTCTCAGAATCGAAGAAGTGGCCCGTCAGACTGGTCTAAGCCCTTCGTCAATTTACAAACAAATCAAGCTCGGCTTGTTTCCGAAGGGCGTGAAACTCACGGCTCGTGCCACGGGGTGGAATGAAGAGTCTGTCCAGGAGTGGATCGCCGCTAAACTCGGCGTTAAGGATGACGAGCGAGCTAGAGAAGGGTGAATTCCGAAATCAAGGGGCTTTTTGCCCCTTTTTTTGCTTGCTTCTCCACATGAATATCGTATAATGAAATGGTGTTAAATAGGAGCTAGAAGATGAATATGAGTGAAGAAAAAAACTACAGCATAGCTGTTTGGGATTTAACTTATTACTTAGCAGATGAAGATGGTAACGCGAAAAAAGGTGAAGATGGGAAAGTAACAATTTATCGATACCCAAAAGAAGATGCATCCTATTTAGCAGATGGCATTGATATTGACGATTTGGAAGAAGACAAGGAAGACGTAGAGCTACCGACGAGTATTTTTGCAACGATTAAGTGGGACATGGAGGACATTGCATCCGTCCGTCCAGATTGGGATGTGGCGAAAGTAGAAGAGGCGGCATCCTACGTGAGGTCAGGTTTGGTGGATAGAAGTGTGGAAGAAGGATGGGAGATTTTAGAGACTTTGTTAGATATGTTCGAGCAAGACCGCAAGGAGAACGAAGATATTGAAACATTAGGATGTGATGACCCAGAGTGCAAGTGCCGACGCGCTCTATCGTGGCCGGACAATCTCCCGTGGCCGGACAATCTCCCGTGTCCATATATTAAGGAGGAAACCTTGGGATGGGATGACAGCAGGGTAGCTACCAAATATGTATATGGAAGAATTCGAGATGCTCTTGACGCATTCAGATGGTAGAAACAGAACTTTTATAAATTTCTATTGTAATCCGCATGAAATATGCGATAATGCAGGTAGGGCAATTCGGCCCTATTTGGAGCTAGTTATGCATACAATAGAACACACAATCGAAAATGATGATAGGAGCTTGGCTCGTTTTATACAGACGGTTCAAGAGCAGAACGCCCGGAAGCGGGACTTTACGGCGAACACTGCGATAGTGCAATTCCGCACTATTACTGGGGAGGAGCGCGGATTCGGTCGTCGTTACCCCGAGCCTGTTAGCCAATTGGTGTTGGAGCGGGACGCTGGTTTGCCCACTACGATTCTGGATTGTAATAAAGTTGCGCGAGATCAGATTGCCGCCAAGGCCGGTATTGATGTTCGGACTTTCGAGCGATTTCGCACTCACTACCCTGAGCAGTTTGATCCCCTCATCAATCAAGTATTCCAGCGCGAACCAGCGCAGCGAATCATCCGCACTTATATGGATAGTGACACGAGAGGTACAGCCCGGGCGGTGGTGTCCGATAAGTTTAAAACTTTCGACAATATCCATTTGGTGGAAGCGGCGCTTCCGCAGTTACTGGATTCCGATGCTCAGTGGAAAATAGTCAGTGGCGATGTTACCGACATGCGTATGTACCTGCGTCTGAAATCGGAAGTTATCACCGGAGAGGGAGCGGCGGTTGGCGATCTCATGGCGCTGGGACTGGGACTGTCTAATAGTGAAGTCGGACATGGCAGTGTGAACGTGTTCCAAATGTTCTGGACACTAGCTTGCTTAAACGGTATGCAAACCGGGAACAACCATCGCAGCACCCATATTACCAGTGCTAGGGCGGAGACTGATACTTGGGGTTTGCTAACTGATGAGGCGAAGGATGCCGACAACCATGCGCTTGAATTGAAAGTTCGTGATCTCGTAGGCGGAATGGCGAGTCGTGATGCTTTTGATGAGGTAATCGAGAAGATGCGGCTGGCGGGTGAAGATAAAATCGAAGGATCACCCAACCAAGCCGTCGAAGCACTGGGCAAAGTGTTGCAACTCCCCAAGAAAGCTACTGGCAATGTATTAGACGGTTTGTTAGCCACTATTGGTCAAGCGGGTTATGCTGGTAAACCTGTCAGCCGCGCCACCATGGTTAACGCAGTTACAGCGGTGGCGAATACTGCCCAACCTGATGATGTCGACGATTGGCAAAAATTAGGCGGTAGAGTATTAGAGCTGCCTAAGTCAGATTGGCAGCGGGTAGCTATGGCGGCTTAGTCTTTATTGATTGAACAATTAACCCCGCCAATTGGCGGGGTTTTTTATGTCTGGCATTTGCCCACATATGCGCTTATAATGTGGATATCTATTCAATAGATAGGAGCTAGCACGATGGAATTAAAAGTCTCAACTATGACCGGCAAAATGCAGCATATGCCTGCTATAAATACCAACACGTCAACAAATCCTTTTTGTGTCAAAATGCATAACAGCGAAAATCCCACTAGTATTTGTGTGGTCTGCTATTCCCAGTTGATGCTTAACGGGCACCGTAAAAACTGCGCTCCGGTTTGGCAGCGTAATAGTGATTTGCTCTCTGGGTCTGTTTTAGCGGATGACCAAATACCGGTTATTAATTCGCACTCTTTCCGATTCCATGGTCATGGCGAGTTACTTAACTCCACCCATTATTTCAATTTTTGCCGCATTGCCAGAAAAAACCCGGAATGCACTTTTGCGCTGTGGACTAAGAAACGCGACATTATTAAACGGGCGGCTTATAGTTTGAACCCAGCAGCGCATCGGCCTAGTAATCTGATCTTGGTTTATTCAAATCCGACAATAGACAAGATAATGAAACGACCCCCGGTTGGATTTGATAAGGTATTCAATAACACTAGCACACTAACGGAAGCAGACAATTGCTCTGGCCGGAAGTGTATCAATTGCCTTCAATGTTACCGCCTGGATTCTGTGGATGTCATAATCGAAACAGTGAAATAATAGTTAAATCAGCGGGTGGTGGTCACTGGGTGGTGAGCCATTTATATTGAACCCTGGTTCCTGAACCCTGAACCATTGAACCCCGCACTTGTGCGGGGTTTTTTGTGCCTTGGTTCTTGTGCTTTGGATCGCGATCCGTGCGCCCCCCGCCAGTGTAACGACGCCCTGGCGGGCGGGGGGCGGG